CCATTGAAATATCTAATTTATTTCTTAGTTGTTCTATCATTAATTTTCTGTCAGTAAACTCGTACATTAATCCACTACCAGGTACTATCTTTTTCAATATTTGGCCGCCATATAAATCACCCATATGTTTGGTATATATGTGTGCCCATAAGCCTGCATCATCTAATTGTTTTATGTGGTTACAGTAACTAGCTGTAGTATCAAAAAAGATTACAGGCTCATCCAGCTCTAATACGTCTTGCATAATCAACTCACTGCGAGCTAATCCAGGTATTTGACTCAATAAGTGTTTAGCACAGTGTTCTAGTGTTTGATACTGTAATAATTGATTTGCTAGAAAAGTAGCGTAGATACCACTAGTAATACTACCGCCTAGTAACAATTTAGTGAAACTATGTTGTTCGGCTAATACATGATTATGATTGGTTAGTTCTTTTAATGTAGTCATTTTTCTAATACCATTATTGGGCGAAATCTTTTTAAATCATTATTTGAATTTACTATTTTATATTGATCGTATTCTGATTTATTAATCATATTAATATTAAAACCAATAATAATTCTATCGTCTTCACTATTATTAGGTAATGACTCATGTGGTAACCAACCAGGAAAGATAATCATTTTTCCTGTTTCTGCTGACTCTACATACCTTGTTAATACAGTAGGAAAATTAGTAAAATCATTAGCATACATGGTTTTTGCAATATATGCTGGGTCTTGAAAACTTAAACCACCACAATTAGGTGATGCTTTAGCATAAAATACCCCACTTAAAAGTGTATTACTATGGATATGTTGTGGAACAAATGCACCTTTTGGGTATATAGTTGTCCACATATTTTGTAGTGTAAGTAACTGATCTTTATTATTATTTTCAGGCTCAAGCATTTCCATTGCAAAATTTATAATAAATTGAGCAATATGATTCCACTCAGGACTATTAAATAAATCTTCAGTAGAACAAAAACTAGTTATACCTTTTTCGTTAAAATCTTTTTGATCAGAACTCTTTTTACCAAAATTCCAGCTATCGGACACCAATCTGGCATCCTTAGCTGTACTTTTATATTTATAGGCCAAATCACAAATAGATTGTGTAATTTGTGTATTATTTACTACACCAGTAAATACTGGTGTAGTAAATAGATTTTTTATAAATGGTGACAATTATTTACCTTTGTGTTTTATAAGCTTGTATTTGGCGAAACACTATTAACTGTTATAGGTGGTTGTGGCCACACAATTTGACTAGGATCAGTTACATCTTTAAAAGTTGTTGTCATAGCACGTAATTGTTGTCTAAACGTAACCCATAATGCTTTTTCCGCATCGGTTAATTTAGTGTCTGGTAACTGTGTCCAATCACTTCTAATTAACATATCATCTCTACCTTTTCTAATCCACTCGTTTAAACATTCTTCTTGTGTTAGTTGTACAACATTAAACTTGCGGTGAACTACACCACTAGGTTGCATTTCATATCCAGCTTCACCTACAATTCGTACAGTAGGTGGTTCAATATGAAATTCAAATAGTTTAAATCCGCTGTTTAAAATTATTTCTTCTGTTATTTCATAGTCAAATTTATTTTGTCTAAAAGCTACTAAATTTTTAGCGCTTTCTAAATTCATGGGGTGATCGGTGATCACCCCATTTTCGTCTACTTGTATATAAAATTTATCATTCATATTATTGATTGCCTGTATTTGTTGATGGATAAGCTCTACCGGGTCCCCAGATGATTCTTACACCACCTTGACCACCGTTACCACCTGTGCCACTATAGCTAAAACTCATGGTGCCTGAACCGCCACCACCGCCACCATAGTTACCGCCAGGGGAACTACCAAAAGCACCTTGTTCCATCATACCGCTAAAAGGATTTTCACCAAAGGTACCTCTGTCACCACCACTGCCGCCTTCGCCGCCACCATAACTAGAGTTACCGCTATAGTATGTATAATTAAAATATCCGCTTGGCCCAGCTCCTAGTAAGCCTACACCGCCTCCACCACTACTGCCAGCAAAACTAGAGTAATAATCGCCTGCTTGTCCGCCGCCACCTGCTGGTGCAAATTGACCAAATCTACCGCCACCAGGAGCATCACCACCATTACCTGTATAACCACCGGCTCCGCCACCACCTTGATAGCTATTGGAAAATCCGCCACCACCACCACCATCACCTACATAACCACCACCAGCAAAACTGCGTTGATTAGGTCCACCAGTGTTACCTTGAGCAGCTCCACCACCGCCATAACCAGCTACTGTGCTAGCGCTAATAAAGTAACTAGTGCCTCCATTAAATCCGCCAAAACTATATCTACCACCACTAGCACCTACTACTACAGTATAACCAGTACCAGGCATAACAGAAATATTATTTTTCCAACCTAATCCAGCTCCACCGCCGCCATTGCCAGACCAAATATAGGAACCGCCACCGCCACCGCCAACTGCTACAGCACTTACAGTAGTAACTCTAGCTGGGGCAACCCAGGTAAATGTTCCACTACCAAAGTTTGTACCGTATAGTATTTGACTAGTTGGTACAGCTCCAATATCATACGTCCAAGTAAAAGCTCTAGTAATAGTTTGTCCAGCACTAACAGCTTGAATAGTAAAAGATACAGTACCTGATGTTGTAGTACCACCAATAGTTACTATACCATCACTACCTAGACTACAACCGCTCGGTAAACTACCGCTAATTAAACTATGTGTAGTACTAGCACCAGCTTTATTTACTGCTTGGAAATATGTTACTTGAGTATTAATATAGTTACTAGTATTATAAGTACTTCCAGTAAACTGAGGAAAATTACCGCTAGTAATAGTGCTTAATGGGTACCATGATTTTACTCCACTGCTAGTAATTTGTAGTAAACCTGTTTCACCTGGAGTAGCAGGTAGCCCACTTGATCCAAATAAATCATCTACATATTTTTTAGTAGCTGCATGTAAGTCAATAGTAGGAGCACCACTTAATGTTAGTGCACCAGTCATTGTATCACCAGCTTTAGCTACTTTAGCAGCAATTGCAGTAGTATATGCACTTGTAATACTTGTAGTTGCTGTACTAATAGCTGTTGTAGTAGCAGTTGCACGAGCACTGTCTTTACCATCTACATAAGTTTTTACTGCATACTCAGTTGGAATTGCGAGATTACTAGCATCAGATAGTGTGGCATCACTTGAAAACTCATTAATAGTTTCACCAAGTTGAGCACCAATACTACCTAAACGCAAACTACTTAAACCACTCAAATCAAATGCGCTAGCATTTAGTGTAGCTTTTCCAGTTGCTTGGTCAATTTTAAAATACTTGCCTACTCTGTAGTTACCGTCTTGATCAGTACTTACATAGAATACACGACCTGGGAATGTTTCAATAGTCTCATTACCTTGTGCAGATGGTTGTGTTGGTGTATTTGGATAATTAGTTGTTGAAACACCACCAGTACCAACTGATAAGAAATCATGACCAGTTAAACGTGTTTGTGAATATTTAGTACGAATTGTTACTGCTGTATTATCAGCACTACCAGTTGGTTTTTCTTGTGATAATACTAATACAATTTCGCTATTTGTACTTGTCCACGTGCCGGTAGTACTTTGAATAACATAGCTGTATGTATCACTAGCTAAACTAATTGAACTACCAGGTTTTGGAAGACTGCTAAATCCTTTTGCAACTAAAACAAATCCACTCTGATCTTGTACTGCAGATTTAACAGTACCTATAACATTACCACCAATTCGTAAGTTTTCATTAGTCTGAAAAGTACCGCTAATATTTTTAACGTATAATTTATTAGCACTATACTGTACATTTAATATTGTGGCAGTTGCTCCACTTGTAGCACCAGTAACAGTATCACCAACATTAATATTATTACTAGTATATGTAAATGGAATTACTCTACCAACAAGTGTACCTGTTATTGCAGTTTCTGTAACATCATATCCTGTTGAATATATACCATAAGTACCATAGCTATTATTACCGTTCAATGCACGAATATATCCGCCGCCAGTAGTAGCATAACCAAAGTATGCATAATAAGTAAAGCATGAAACAATTTCTGCCTTACCGCCGTCTTTAATCCAGTATCCTACACCATTATCAGTAATAACAGTATAACCATGAAAAATCATAGTTTTAGCGCCAGTAGAGTGTACAGTACCATCTACTAATGCTCCAATACATCCTGCAGAAATTGCAGCACATTCTAAAACATATGGTGATTTTGTAGTGATAGGAATAGCAGGGTTAAATCCTACTACTACGCCTTTTGGTGTACTGGTTGATATATCGGCTGCAGTAGTTCCTGCTTGCCAACCTGTCATACCAGTAAAAGTCATTTTATTTAAAATACTACCATTACTTAGTTGCCACATTGTAGCAGTAGTATTTGTAGTAATACCATCGTCACTTAAACCTGATTTAGGAGTAACAATTACAGTACGTTGATTATCTCCAACAACTGCTGTATTAGGAGGAACAACAATAGGTAATTGTTCTTGATAAGTTCCAGTTTTTACAAAAACTGTAGAAGTTTGACCTGCAGCAGCAGCTCGTTGGCAAGCATACTTAATACTAGCAAAAGGAGCAGCTAAATTTTTACCTTGATTAACATCATCAACTCCATGTGGTGCTACATAGTATGTATTAACACTTTGTGTTGCACCAAGCCAATCTATATTAATACCATTACTTGTAACTGTTAAACTTTGACCAATATCTGCAGTTGTAACAACAGGTAGTACATCACTAGCACCAACTACAAATATAGTCCATTTACTACCACTTAAATCGCTAGTAAAACTTGCTGTACTAGTATGGTCTGTTACTGCAATATATGCACTGCCTAAACTATCTTTAACAATATCGTCTTTTAGATAATCAGTACTTGCAGTCCAAGTGCCTCTCCAACGTATACCGCTGTTAAACTTTTGCCAGTTACCAGCAGTTAAATTTGTTTGAAATACTGTACTAGCATGTGGAGTAATACAAATATAAGTATTACCACCATAAACAACTACTTCATCAATACCGTACTGAGTACTAGTTGCCCAATTGCCGCGATTTTTAGTACCGTATACTAATTTATTCCAAGTAGCAGTTGTAGTAGGATTAACATTCTGATTGTCAGCAATAGCTTGAAATAACGATCCACCATAGGTAATTACATGACCAATTTTATAATTTGTGCTACTTGTCCAAACACCTTGATAACTGAATCCTTCAGTAAGTAAATCCCAACTTGCTGTAGTAGTCGGTAATGTACCAGTTTGTGTTTGTTTACTACGATAACTATTTGAACCATAGCTAACAATATCATTTAAATAATATGTAGTACCAGCACTATAAATACCTTGATAACCTACACCACCAATTAACAATTCCCAATTTGCAGTAACTGTTGGTAAGGTAGCACTCTGTGTTTGTTTACTACGATAAAGGTTAGGGCCATAGGTAACTAAATCATTTAAATAGTATGTACTAGCACCATTATATGCACCTTGAAACTTACTACCGCCTATAAAAATTTCCCATTTTGTAGTATCACTAGGTAAATTACCAGTAGTATTTGTTGTGGCACGATAAATATTTGGGCCATAGGCTACTAAATCATTAGGAACATAAGCAGTTGCATTATTGTAAATGCTTTTAGCACTTACACCTTCAACAAACTTATCCCAATATGTAGTAACAGTAGGTAAATTACCTGTTGTATCTTGTTTAGCAATGTATGCACTACCACCATAAACAACTACGTCATTTTTTTGATATGCAGTAGCAGTATTAAAAGTACCTTCATATTGAATACCATCAGCAAATAATGACCAATATGTTGTATTAGGAGGAGTTTGTCCTGTACTGTCTAATACCGAAACATAAACTTTACCACCATAGGCAATACCGTCACCAACTTTATAAGCTGTAGTAGAACTAAATACACCTTTGAATTTAAAGCCTTCGACCATTAAGGCCCAGTAAGCTGTATCTGTTGGCAAATTACCGCTAGTTTTCAATGCATAAGTATAAACATATACATTACCACCATACTTAACAATATCGTTTGATTCGTAAGTTGTTGTATTGCTCCAGTCGCCAGCAAAACTGAAACGTAATTTTCCTAAATCAATTAATTGACTCATTATACCATCCTCATTAATAAGTGTCCGTTGCTACCCCAATAAAACTGAATAGTATCTTTTGTCCACAGCCACTGCTTGTAGTCATACTTATCAATAATATTATCTTGAGGCAAAGATATTGGGGTATCCCCGTCTAAAATTTCTATATTTAAATTTCCATCACCGGGATTTAGTCGGAATCCGTAGAATACTTTATCAGATAAATCCGTTCCTTCATAAAAGCCAGCCATTATGAAACTCCTTGTAATATGGAAAATACAACATCTAGGCTACTATCTACTTTTGACGAAACAATTAGCTTGTCGCTAGTTTGAAGTACCAGTTTGTTGCCTTTCATTAATTCGAATGGTTCACCACTCTCTATTCTTTTATCTTTGTGGATATAGGTATCTACTCCACCTCTACGCATTTTAATTGTAATAGGAACTGTTGTAGATAACAAATTTGTAATACT